ACTAGATACTTCGTTAACCTGTTTAAATGTTTCAGATGATTGCGAAAAAGCTTCAGCAACAAGGTCGCTATTACTTCTAAGAAATATATCGAGATTATAGTCTCTATCTTTATTATTATAGTTATTATCGTCTGGTAGTTTATTAAAGAAAGATCCTGTGTTATATCTTTCTTCAATAGCAACCTCGAGACCTTCAATAGTTTGACGAGTCTGCTCTTTTGACTGTCTATTCTGGAAGAAATTAGCTACAACCTCTAGTATCGACGCTGCAACACCTTTATTTGATCCTTTAAGTTTCTTACGAGTACCTTCAAGTTTAATGTCTTCTCTTCGTTTACTGTAATACAGAGCAATCTCTTTAATTTTTCTGCTAATGAATGATAGTGCTACATCAAGATCGTTAGGGTTCGTGAAATCTATGTTTTGTAAAAACAGTTGCTCAGCAGATGTTGTATAGTTTAGAGATATCTCTTTGATAAATGATGTATAAGCATCTACTATTTGTTTATCTACATTAACCTGTGTTTGGGTTTTAGCGCCATTCCACTTTAAGATGTAATGGTTATAGTAACTTGTTATATCTTCGTGAGTTGTATACGAGCTTACTATTTTTATAAACTCTAAAAGGGTAAACGGGCTCGATGTGTCAGTTGCAAATTGCTTATCAACTGTTTTGTTTGTTATAGATAGTGGTACCTCAGGGTACCCAGTTTTATAGTTCACATCCATCGATGTTATTTAGTTAGCGATAGCGATTGATAAAGTGTATCTAGTATAATATTTTCGTAAATACCAGCTTGCTCAACAAGCTGCGTATTAGGTGTATCGAAAGGTATAGTTGTGTAGTTAAAGTCGAGAACTCCGCCAACTATGTTATCAGCAGGCTGCGGATTAAATTCATAGAAATCGTAATATCTATTAATTGACTGTAACGAAGTATCTTGAGGGAGGACTAGAGGCCATCCCCAGTTATTGCTATAATCTGATAGCTTATACTGGAGTGTTGTAGATGTAGCAGCACACAGAGGTTGATACGTGTTTAGTAACTTGTAAATCTTACTAAATTTCTCATATGCTACAATATCTGTACCTGCAGTAACTGTATAAGATGTAGTGTCAATTGCATTACCTAAGTTTTTACCGTATGTGTCTTTAGTAGTAGTACCAAAATCGTTAAAATTCTCAGCAAATGTATTTTTTATGCCGAATAACTTATCTCTATTTACAGCTATAAGACTTATTATACGCTGAACTTTAGAAGGGAAATTGAATAGGTTCTTATCAAAGATATTTGCATTATTTTGCATTAAATCTGCAAAAGATACAATGTTTAAAATCTCCGCAGTATCAATATTAGTATTATTATCAATAAAGTTACTGATTCTCTCGTAAATTTTATTACCTAATGCATCAACGTCGACATTTTCGTTACCGAAGATAGTACCGAGAAACTCTTTAAAGAACATTGGCTTATCCATAAGCGTTTCTTGGAAAATAAGGCTCTCGAACATTTGCTCAGAATCAAAATCTTCATTATTTTTTATAAGCTTATAATAGTTAAGCGGGTATATATTAAACGTTGATGAAGCTGCGCTAAGCCCAGATTCAACCGTTAACGCTAACAGATCCTCAGTTGTAATTACTTCTCCTAATTCAGTATCGAGCGTATCAAGATATGAAGCACTAAGGTATACACTAGTTAATGGACTTGAAAGTGTTCCGAAATAGGTTAGGTAACCTCTAAAGTATCCACCAGCTGATAGAGATGATAAGGTTGACTGCAAGCTACTAATTGTGTAACTTGTAGACTGAACATTATTACCAAGTAACTCAAAGGATATACTATCAGGGTAAAGAATTTTACTCGTGTTTTTAACTTTATTACCGTTTGAATCTGTAAGAACAGCAACAAAATGTATATTAGTGTTAGCAAATTTATTTCTATCAATATTGAAAATGCTATTAGGGTATCCGTCTCCAGTTATGCCGTTCGAAGTTATGACTATCTTCGATGGTGTATTATCTACAACACTACCAGAAAGCGTTACGTTCAGCGGGTTAGATGTATTGTCACTATTTCTAGTAAACGAGAGGTTAAACAACACTGTAGGCATATCGTCTCTAAAAAAGACTGTGCCATAACCTTGATATCCGACAAGTTCCTTGGTAGTACTATATTCATAAGATTTAACTATCTGCCCACTGCTTAATTGTACATATACTGCAGTTAAGGGAAGTTGTATATTCGAAATTTGCGTGAGATCGTATGTAGAGATTGTATCAACATATGTTCTAGCAAGCAAGCTATTGTATATTTCGAGATGATTGTATAAGTTATCAGGTAAGTAGAAGTAGTTAACTGAATTACTTCCGCTTATAGTGTACTGAATGGTAGATACTCGTATGAGCTCATCTGGTGTTGGGTCTAACAGTATTGTTGTCTGTTTAGGCTCATCAATTAGTACAGTAGTTTTCGATGACTGATAACTTTTAGGTAAAAATCCGACAGATTTACGTGACTGTGATTGCTGTGTCTGTTCTTCACGACGGAAAAGCCGTATTGGTAGGGTTTGTGATACAGATAGAGGTGTACTTAAACAACCTGCAGTTAGATTCAGTGAAGTACATTCAATAAGAAAATTATCTTCAAGATAATCTTTAATTACAACCTTTTTTGATACACTTGATCTTGCAGCACCAAGGTCAGATTTATAAACTGTTAAAGATGCAGTGTATTCACCAGGCTTTTTATAGGTGTATACAGGTGAGTATTCATCAAGAAACGTTCCATCACCAGTTGACCATACAAATCGTGTCGAAGTATCTACTGTCGACGAATTAACTGGTATAAACTGTACAGGTGTTATATCAAGGTTATACGATGATAGTGATGTAGTACTACCTGTATAATCCTGTACTACGAAGTCATAGTAACCTATTGTGTCAATATTACTCATCGATAACGTCTATATAATTACTAATTGTTTGCGGGTAGTCAAGGTATGGAAACTTGAAGAATTGAAGTTGAGTGTCTTGATTTAAGAGGAATATATCGTCATCTGGATAGTTCGGATTCCATCCAAGTAAGGATACACCATTAAACCTTATATTCTCAAGGGTATTAGTAGTGTAGATGTACTTTATACCGTCAATGCTCAGAATGTCTGATGTTAATTTGCTAAGACTTACATTTTGACCAAGCTGGTTATTAGCAGGGTCAAAAAACTCTTTGAATACATTAGCTACTCTACTACGTATTGTATCCTTCTGTATTTTATTTGTATCTTCACGTACAACTACAAGCTTACATTGATCTGCAATACTAGTCTGTAGTGTAGGGTTGTTCGAGAATCCGATTCTAAAGGTAACATATACCGGATCACGTGGTACCACTTCGTGGCTAATCATCTTTATGTCATTTGTCAAGTCGACAATCAAGCCCTTAAACGCAGTTGATAGATATTCAGGTGTCTGGTTATCAGTAACTACATTGAAACTCGGTACTACAAAAACATTTATGTTGTTGAAATCACAGCTATCAGCAAAATTTACCTGATTAAGTAGAACACGATTTACTTTGTTTGGATCTACACTTATATTGTAGAAATAGTTAATGTACCCATCTAAAAATTCACTATTCGATGCAATGTATATAGAGCGTGTGATACCTGTTAAGTTTTTTGACAAGAATGAACGGTAGTCATTAGATGTAACTAGTCTAATATTGCTAGCAACAAAATCAGGAGTGTTTTTTCTTATCTCATCTACTGTTTCCTCGTTTGTAGTAGCACTCGAGTTGTTAGGGTTAACAAAAGTTATATTCTCGCTAAGACTATTAGTAACTATAGTACGTTGAAGGTCAGCAGCAGTGTCTGTGTATATATTTTCGAATAAAGTAGTAGTGTACGTAAACAGCTTATTACCGTTAATAGCGTTTTTAGAAATAATACCAGAGACATTGTTGCTAAGTAGGTAGTATACAACAACTTCATCGCCTTCTGCTAGTTTCTTACCGAAAACACCATTACCAAACTTAATCTCGTAATTACCGTTTTCGTTAAGTCTTGCATCGAACACTCTATCACTAGAATCCGCTAAATACAAACTGTTTATTTCATCGTACTGATAATATCTATTCGTCGCAACCTCTTTAACGTAAACTGATAGTGTACCATTTGAAATAAACTTGAGGTCGTCAGTATTAACAATATTGTTTACAACAACAGGAAGTGTTTCATACTCTTCGCCCATAGCTGTATAAACAGGGTACTGCTCTACTGTACCTTGATATAATACAACATTATCGTTGAGAGCGTTAAGTGATTCAGTAGATGTTGTAGTCTTTGAAAAACTATAATCCTTCAAAAATGTATATTGTATATCATCAACAAGAAAGTATGAATATTTACGTATAGCGTATGTTCCTACTGATAAGTTACTATTAGCAGTAGCGTTCAGTGTGCATAACGATGTTTGCTTGCCTGTTGGCTTATAACCAACAAGGTTTACAATCTTATTCATGTTCTCATACAGAGTAGCTTGAGAGAATGTTGATTCAGATGCTGTTGTGTTCAAATAGAACATCAATACATGGTATGAGTATGCAACTATGTCAATAATAGATGACAGATTACTGCCATCATAGATTTGATCTGTAAAGTTCTCATTGGTATTAAGACGTTTAATTATAAAATCCTTTAGAGTAAGAGCATCGAAGGATACATACGCATCCTGAGGTAGTTTATAATCAATATTTTGTTCTGGTTTCGACATAATTAGTAGTATCCTGTACTGTTGAGAGTATTTTTAAGAGATATTCCGTATATATTTAGCGATGGTATATCAATCTGTAGTGTTATATCGTACTGATTGTTATCCGGATCCGGTTCGACTAAAACACCGCTTACTGTTACTCGTGGTTCAAATCGCGGTAAGTTATTAAAGATATCATCTCTTATGAAGAAAGCAGTATCAGATGTGATAGGTTCAAATAAGTACTGCCTTAAATCAATACCATACTCTGGGGACAAAATCTTCTGTCCAGGTGATGTAAGAAAACAGGTCCTAATACTGTTCTTTACAGCGTCGAGATCAAATAAAGCTAATACATCATTTAATTTGGCTCTTGTATTGAGTTGATTATTGTATGTATAACCACTTTCTAAGTCGAGTAATAGATCTTTATACAGAAAGCCTTGGTCCAGCGAGGCCTCTTTCTGCTTAGTAGGAGCAATATTTGTAAGTTTTAAACTTATCACTCCAATATTTATAGATTAACACTACTTATTACCAGTCAGAACAAGCAGCAGCGCGTGGGGTTCCAGGCTTAGCACTTGAACACTTGTGTCTTGCTCTAAATGACTTACGTCTCTTCGGATTAGACTTTTTGACTCTCATATTCGGGTCACCCCAGTGGATTCGCTTGTAACCTTTACCATCTGGGTTCTTCACACACTTAGTATACTTTTTACTTTTAAGGGGTGATGAAGCTTTTTTGGTAGCTCTAGTACATCTTGATCCTTTTGATGCTTCTGTTAGCAGCTCGTCTACTAGTTTGTCGAATTCCATATATTTATTTATCGTCCAGCATAAATATTCTCATGACAAGTCGTAAGAAGTTCGTTACCTTATATGAGTCTTATATGAGAAGATATCAACGTGGTGGATTCCAAGTTGGTGATGTGTTTGTTTTTAATAAAAATTTTAAGAATGATGAGAGTTATAAAAGCCTAGGTCAAAACATTAAAGATCATATTGATCAGATGATTGAGACTGGTCTACATATTAGAGTAGTTAACATTAAAGATACTGCTCCTCAAAGATATCCTGCCAGTGATGCAGGTGCATCGCTAACAGTAAATCTCGATCTTGCAGTTGATACTGGTGGTGGTAGATATATGCATTATGTAACTATTCCATGCTGCCTTGGCGAACCTGTTACTTATGGTCAAAATCTTCCTCCTATTCCTAACGCTATGAAGCGTAAAGACAGAGTTAATATCAAGCCAGAAGAGTTTGTTGAAGATGAAGAGAATCCTTCAAATAAATCAGAGCGTAAACTTGCTAAGAAAAATACTGTACTAAAACATTCAAAAGGACCTGTAGAGAAAAATTACGCAAAAAATCTGACTGAAGCATACAGCGAAGTTTTAACTAATAATCTGTAACGATACATATAAATAATAACATGAGAAAATCTGATAATCTACTTCTTGAAAGTGCATATAGTTCTGTATTGCTTAAGTCGCAGTTGTCCAACTTAACTGTTAGACAACTAGAAATCGTTATTGAAAACGCATCCCCGTATGAGCTCGATGTTATCGAAGAGCTTTTCGGTGGAGTAAAAAGCTTGTTTAAAGCAGGTCAAAAAGGTGTACAAGGCGCTGCTACAGCTGTTAAAGGAGCTGCACAAGATGCTGCTTCATCTGCTAAAAACGCCGTTCAAGGTGCTGCTACCGCTGTAAAAGGTGCTGCACAAGGAGCAGCTCGTGCCGCTACTGCTGGTGCACAACAAGTAGGTAAAAACGTTAAGAACCTTTACCAAACTGGTGAAGCAGAAGCAGCTGCTGAAAAAAGAAAGCAAGAAGTTGCAAAATCTGTCGATATGATGGTACAACAACTTGAAGCTTTGAAGCAAGCTAATCCAAGAATCAGTCAGGAGATTGGTGATATTGCAGACATGACAGTCGGTCAAATTCAATCCTTAGTTAAACGTGGATTAGAGTCTAAGCAACGCGCTTCTCGTGCAGCAGGTAAAACAGGAATTTTTGGTGGTGCAGGAACAGCTGCAGCTAACGCTTATAATCAAGCCTAACACCCTTCAAGTGCTATCCAGCACGCAAAACAGTTAATTTCGTGATCACTCACGAAGCTAGCGCGATAGAGATGTTCTGCAATAATTGCGATCATCTCTTTCTTTTTGCCTTCTGGTATAACTCTATCATAGATGTAGTTAAGGAAGTCCTTCATAAGAGTATCATAGTCGCCATAGAACTGCTCTTCATTTTCGATAAGATACTTACGTAGCTCGATTACCTGTTTATTAGTAATACTATCAAAAATACGAGTAAGCAACTCATTACTAGTATTAATCTTCTCAATAGCTAGTTCACCACTGATACAGTTCTTCTGAACCTCGTTAATACACTTTCTCAAGTCAGGGAAATTACTCTTAACTAGCTCGACAAACTTCTTCTTTTGATCCTCAGCTATAGTAATACCTTCTTTCTTGAGAATAGAGTACACAAATCTAACACCATCATCGAGAGTAGGTTTAATATCTAATAGCTGGCATCGTGACTGAATAGCTGGAATAATCTTATGCTTATAGTTCGCTGTAAGAATAAAGCGAGTATACTTAGAGTACGACTCCATAGTATTACGCAATGCAGCTTGTGCATTCGAGCTAAGAAAGTCAGACTCATCAAGAACAACTACTTTGATACCACCATCGAACGATTTCGTCTGAGCGAAATTCGATACCTTTGTACGAATAGTATCAATACCATTCTCGTCAGAGGCGTTAATGTATAGATAGTCGCAATCTAGTACCTCCTTAACAATTACCAATGCAGTAGTAGTTTTTCCTGTACCAGGACTACCTACAAACAATAGATTAGGAATCTCTTCACCAAAACCCTGAATGATCTCCCTAACTCTATCAGGGAGAATAACTCCCTGTAGAGTTTGAGGACGATACTTTTCACACCAAATACCTCTAAGATCTAAACTCATAATTATTTACCAGAAGAACCAAATCCATTTGCACCGCGGTCAGACTC